GATTCGCATGAAACAAAATTAATTGCAATTAACGCAACTGCAGATAGAACAGTTTCTATACCAAATGCAACAGGAACTATAGTTTTTAAAGATACAACAGATATATTAACAAATAAAACTTTAACATCACCAGTTATAACATTACCACAAATTAACGATACTAGCTCTAATCACAAATATACATTGATTCCTGGCGAGTTATCTGCTAATCGTAATATAAGATTACCAGTTTTAGGAGATAGCGATACTATAGTGTTTTCAGCATTGGCTCAGACATTAACAAATAAAACTTTAACATCTCCTAAAATTGGTACATCTATAAATGATACTGCTGGTGCAGAATTAATTAAGTTTACAGCAACTGGAAGTGCAGTTAATGAATTAACAATCGCTAATGGCGCATCTGTAGCAGGTCCTGCATTATCTGCAACTGGAGGCGGAGCAAACTTAAATATAACACTTGCATCTAAAGGTACTGGATCTGTTAGTATATCTAAAGCTGCATATGGAGCTTCTACTATAACAGCCAATGGTAATGCATCAATAGCAGCAACTTTAATAATATGTAACAAATCATCGGCATTAGCTGTAGCTTTGTTAAACGGTACAACAACTGGTGAATTTAAAATCTTTTCTAATAAAGGAAGTGGACTAGCCACGGTTACACCAGCTAGTTTTGCAAATGGAACTTCATTTGCATTAACAACTAATCATGCTACTCAATGCATCTGGGACGGAGCTAAATGGTTTATGTTAAATGGTGCAGATTCATCAGATAACGGTATAAGTATAACTTAAGGAATATAAAATGACGGCAATAATCACAGACCCATTTAAGAAACAGTTAGTTCAAACTATATTTCAAGAAGTTTCTTTTCCAGATTCAGCTTCAACACATAAGTATTATCTAGGAATTGGTAAATCTGAGCAATGGAATAATACAGAAACAGTTCCTGCTGCAACAGACACACCAAGAAGTATAAGAAATGTAAGAGCCGGTCTACAATCAATTAAATCTGCAAATGATGTTACATTCACAATTCCAAGATATAATTGGTCTTCTGGTGGAATATATTCAGCGTATAGCGACGATCTTTCGGCTATTCCATCAAATAGTTATTATGTTTTAACCGAAGATAATCAAGTTTATATTTGTTTACAACAAGGCAAATCATCAACTGGCGCACCTAGTACTTCTACTGTAAAACCAGCTGGAACAACTAATAAACCGTTTAAAAGCGGTGATGGTTATGTTTGGAAGTTTTTATATACATTGAGCGCTGCTCGAGCTAGTAAATTTCTATCAGCAAATTTTATACCAGTCGAAAAGGTATTGTCAGCTGCGACTTTAGGACGTTCACACTCTGTATTAGAAACCCAACAAAAACTAGTTCAAGATTCATCGGTTCCTGGTCAAATAATTGGAATTGCTATTACGAGTGGCGGAAGTGGTTACACTGGTGATGCACCCACAGTAACTATTACTGGTGATGGAGTTCGTGCTGCAGCTACTGCTACAATTTCAGGTGGAGCTGTAGTTAAAATAGAATTAGATTCAAGTACTGATAGCACAATGGCGATGGGACAAGGATATAATTTTGCAAGCGTATCCTTTAATAGTGGTGCTGCAACTGCAATAGTTATTATAGGACCTGATAGTGGAATGGGAAATGATCCTAGAGACGAATTAAAATCTACATCATTAATGTTTAATACTAAACCTGCAGGTATTGAAGATAGTAACTTTATAGTAGGACAAGACTTTAGACAAGTCGCTCTTATCCGCGATCCTAAAAAGCATATTGCGGATTCTGATTTTACAAATGCTAGTGGTAAAGTTTTATCGTTTTTAAAATTAACAGCAGCTGCTAATACATCTTTCTTAGATGCGACAATAACAGGTGGAACTTCAGGTGCCAAGGCTATAATTGATGAAGTAGATAGTGATAGAATATATTTTCATCAATCTGAATTTACTGGATTTAAAGCTTTCGGAGAAGGTGAAGCAATAACTGGTGGTGGAACTTCAGGAACTTTAGTCGCAGCTGGAGTAGATGGCGATGCAGACGCTTTTACTAAAGATGATGTAAATAAACTATCCGGACAAATATTATATATAGAAAATAGAGCGCCAGTAACAAGGTCTGCTAATCAAACAGAAGATATAAAAGTTGTGATAACACTTTAAGGAAATAAAATATGGCTACTACACTTACAGAAACCGTCTTTAAAACTACATATAAAGATGATTTTGCCGATAGCGCAGGATTTCATAAAATCTTATTTAATTCAGGTAAAGCATTACAAGCTCGTGAATTGACGCAATTACAATCAATACTTCAAAATCAAATACAAAGATTTGGTAATAATATATTTAAAGAAGGTGCAGTAGTTAAACCAGGTGGAGCAAATATAAATCCTAAGTATGAATTTGCTAAATTAGACACTACAACTAATACTCTTCCAACTGATACTACTTCTATAACTACAGCAGCAAGTTCTGCTAATCTTTTCACTGGTCAAACATCTTCAATACAAGTTAAAGTGTTACAAGTTGTTAGTGCAACTGGTTCAGATCCAGATACTTTATACATTCAATATATGAATACTGTTTCTTCTTCTGGAACTACAACTGTGAGATTAACACCAGGCGAAGTAATAAACAATGGAACAATTAACTTAACAGTACAGTCAACTAATACAGCTGCAAATCAAGCAACTGGTGTAGGAATACTTGCAACATTAGCATCAGGCATATATTATGCTAGAGGACACTTTGTATTCACTGAAGACCAGTCGAAAGTTATTTCAAAATATTCTGATAATAAAACAACTAATATAGGATTTAAATCAGTTGAAGATGTTGTGTCAGCAATTGACGATAACTCATTATTTGATAATCAAGGAGCAGCACCTAATTTAACTGCGCCAGGCGCCGATAGATATAGAATTAAATTAACAATAGCAGAAGAAGCTGATATTGACTCTGATGAGAACTTTATTCATGTAGCAACTATTAAAAAAGGTCAAATATTTAGTGCAATAGACGCTAATAGTTCTTACAATATTCCAGCTGATGTTATAGCTAAAAGAATAAATGAAAATTCTGGTGATTACATTGTAAAACCTTTTACAGTAAAATTTGAATTAGATTCAGCTACTACTCATTTAAATTTAGCAGTAAGTCCAGGAACTGCAATTGTAGATGGCTATAGAGCAGCTACTACATTTCCTACAACTCTGCGTATAACAAAACCAAGTTCATCACTTGAAATTACAAATGAAGTGACACCAATAGATTATGGTAATGCTATTGTAGTTAATACTGATAGTGCAGGTGCAATTGATGGAATACCTAATATAAACACTTTTCCGGCATTGAATCTTAGAGATGGCCACAATTATGCTGGATCAACTATTGGAACTGCAAGAGTTAAAGCTATAAATCATTTTGAAAATAAACTTAAATTTCATATGTTTGATATTCAATTGAATAGTGGAAAAGCTTTTAGAAATGTTAAAAGTATAGGAACAGGCACTTCTGAATATTTTAATGCAGAATTAGAAAATGGTAAAGCTGTTTTAAAAGATCCTTTTAATAATACTTCTTTATTTCCTGTAGGTAAACCTAGACCTAAAGCAATTACAGATATTTCGTTTGCTGTACAACGTAGATTTACTGCAACTGCAAATGGATCAGGCGCAGCTTCAATAAGTTTATCAGCTACTGGAGAAACATTTACTAATGTAAGTGATTGGATTATTGGTAGCGATAGTAGTGTATTATATCCAAGTGCGTTATATACTAATCCATCAATTGGTGGTAATGGAGCAACCGCTTCGTCTATAACTTCTTTACCAGCTAGCGCAGCCGTTGAAATATTAGCTTATGTTAATAAAAGTCAACCTTCAATAAAAACTAAAACTTTAACAACCAAGACTGAAGTTTTAGCAGGAGGAACATCTATAACTTTAGGTAAAGCTGACATATTTGATATAACTGAAGTAATAAAGGCAGGTGATAGCGCTACTTCACGAACTACAGTATTTAAATTAGATAATGGTCAAAGAGATAATCATTATGCTTTAGGAAAAATAAGTCTAAATCCTGGTTTATCCGCAGTTGATAGTTGTCAAATAAAGTATCGTTATTTTGAGCATGGTGTTTCTGGAGACTTCTTCGCAGTTAATTCATATAATGGTCAAGTTACTTATGATAAAATACCAGAATTTACTACATCTACAGGCAATAGAATTAATTTAAGAAATTTCTTAGATTTTAGATCAGTCATGGACGCGTCATCTACATTCGCTACCTCAGGCTCCGGCGCTAGAGTAATTGAACTTCCTCAACCTGGAACACTTATTACGAGTGATAATGAGTATTATTTAGGACAAGCTGGCAAACTTGTAATTAATAGAGAAGGTATTATAAATTTTGTTCATGGCATGCCATCTTTTACACCAGCTACTCCAAATAGACCAGAACAGTCTTTAGGGCTGTATGATATTAAAATGGGTGCAAATACTGATAATGATTCTGATGTATCAGTTCAAAAAATTGAGCATAGACGTTTTACTATGAAAGATATTGGAAGATTAGAAAAAAGATTAAGCAACCTTGAAGACGTTACAGCTTTAAGCTTATTAGAAGTTGATACTAAATATTTTCAAACACTAGATTCTTCTGGTAATGATAGAGCTAAATCAGGATTCTTTGTTGATAATTTTGGTGATCATACTTTTACTGATACGCGAAGGATTACTGCTGGGTATAGAGCAGCCATTGATCCTGTAGAACAGCATATGAGACCTGCATTCTTAGAAGACAATATAAGATTATTGTATGATTCTGCTGCATCAACTAATACTATACGTAAAGGCGATAACGTCTATATGGAATATGATGAAGAACCATATATTAATCAAAACCTAGCTACAAAATTTGTTCATCTTAATCCTTTTGCTGTAATTATTTATGAAGGACTAGTTACACTATCTCCTGCTTCAGATGAGTGGAGAGACGTATTACGTCTCCCAGATAAAATTATTCATGGTGGAACACGCCTTGCAACTAATAACGCTAATAACTGGAATAATTGGTCATGGAGTTGGTCTGGAATACCTGTAGAAAATTTACAAGTAGGATCTAGTACTAACACACAAAGCGGTGTGGTTAATAGAGTTGTGAGTGAAGAAACAATATTAGATTTAGTTGAAGATAGAGTTTTACAAACTGCGTTTTTACCATTTATGAGATCGCGTAAAGTGCATTTTAAAGTACAAGCAATGCGCCCTAACACACAAATATTTCCAGTACTAGACGGTGTAAATATAGCAGCATTCGCTAGAGAAGAAACATTCCAATTTTATTCAGCAACTACTACAGATTTTGGTAATACCTTAAACGGATTAACAGCTCATCCGGATGGAACAAATACTTTAACAACTGATAATGACGGCGCTGTAGAAGGTTCTTTGATAATACCTAATAACGATGCTTTAAGATTTAGAGTTGGTACTAAACAATTAAAATTCTTAGATATCTCAGTCGATAATGAAGAAAATGCTGGTAGTATTGGTCGCGCAAATTATGCTGCACTTGGATATTTAGATACTAAAGAAGCTACGTATACATCAACTAGACAATTAAATGTACAAGGATTTAGTGTACCACCATCTGTATATTATAGATATGTTGGAGATGATGGAGGCGAACACGGACCATCTCCAACAGATCATGGAAATCCAGGTGTAGGAAATGAAGTTGGGGTAGGAACAACAAATGGACAAAACAATAATAATAATAATCAGCACTCTGGCGTAGGTGGACATGAAGAATCCGCAACTGCGGATAATTCTTGGATTTGTGCAGCAGTGTTCGATAATAACTTAATTTCAATGGATCATTATAGAGTTCTTAAAAAATGGGGTGTTTATTTACGAAGAACTGATCCATATAGAATGATTGGATATGATGCAGTTGGTCCTAAACTTGCTAAGTTATTAGGTAATACTAAATCAGGAACGTTTTTAACTAAATTGTTTAAAGCAAAACAATTAAATACTAAACTTACTTTAGCTCAACATGCTTATGATATTTCTTCTAAAATATTAGTAAGACCAACATTAAGGCTGATAGGTTTAATTATAACAATGAAAAAGGGCATATAAAATGGCAGTAACTTCTACAGGGTATCAACTTAATAAACAGCCTATAGCCCAATCATTTTTTATTGATGAACCAAATGGGATATACGTAACAAAGGTAGATTTATTTTTTGCTACAAAAGATGCAAGTTTACCAGTTCAAATACAATTACGCCCAATAGTTAATGGTTTGCCATCAGATACAGAAATTATTCCTGGATCACAAGTTGTTGTTTCAGCTAGCAGTATAAACGTTGATTTAGTTGGACCTGCTTTAACTTCTACTTCATTTACATTTCAAGAACCTATATTTTTAAAAGGTTTAGAAGATTATGCTCTAGTAGTAACTGCTGATTCAAAAGATTATCAAATTTATATAGCAGAAATAAATGAATTCACATATGGCTCAACAGAAAGAAGAGTTAATAAACAACCTACATCTGGTAGTTTATTTTATTCACAAAATGGAGTTACTTTTACTGCTGCACAAAATCAAGACTTATCTTTTGTTTTACATAAAGCAAAATTTAAACATACTAGTGCAATAATAAGTCTTAAAAATGCGCCATTGCCTTTAAGTTTATTGACACCAAATCCAATTACTACAGCTGTATCAGATGCTACTATAAGAATATTTCATCTAAATCATGGATTACAAATTGGCGATACAGTAGTTATAAGTGGAGCTGTTGCAGTAGGTGGATTGTCAGCAGCTAATATAAATGGAAGTAGAACAATTACAGCTAGAGATTATACCGGATATACTGTAGAAGCTGCGGCTAATGCTAATAAAGCTGTTAAAGGTGGAGGTAGTGTAATAAAAGCTACTAAGAATATTCTATATAGTGTGATATATCCTAGTGCTGCTACGATAGAGCCAAAGGGAACTACTATTACTGCATCGATGAAATCTACATCAGCTAGATCTTTTGCTGGAACAGAAACAGCATTTCAAAAAACATCAGCTTTTAATGGTATTAAATTAAATCAAAACAATACCGCAACTATTATGAAGTTAGTGGCAAATGCTACATCAGAAACCAGTGAACTTGGGTCAGGTGTGAAGTCTTTAGATATGAATATAAATATATCAACTATAGACAATAACGTTGCGCCTATGCTTGATTTACAACGTACTTCAGCAACTCTTATATCTAATGTTATAGATAAACAAGCATCTAGTACTACTACTGGGTTTAATGTACCATTAGTTCATGCTGCTGAAGCTGGACCAAATGGAAGTCATGCAGCTAGACATATAACAAGAGTAATAAATCTTGAATCTGATGCTGTAGGTTTAAGAATACTTTTAGAAGCTAATATTCCAAATGCAGCTGATTTTCAGTTATACTATAGAACTGCAACATCTGATGAACTATTGTCAGATAAGTCATATGCATTAATAACTGCAGAAAATACTAATCCTAAAGATTCAAATCCGCTTATATTTAGAGAGTATAGATATTTAGTAGGAGGCTTAGGAGGCGACTTACCAGCATTTACTAAGTATCAATTAAAAATAGTAATGCAAAGTGTCAACCAAGCGGTGGTACCTGTATTTCAAAGTTTAAGAGCAATTGCATTGAGTGTATAATAATGAGTTATGTAAAAGTTGAAGGTCACCATGGTTATGTTAGAGACAGAACAGGTGCAGTATTGAATACTAATAAAGAAGAAATAAAAGCAGCACAAAAAAGAAAAGCCGATAGAAAAAACAAAGAAAACGAAATTGATGAACTAAAGAATGAAGTAAGTGATATTAAAAAAATTTTAACACAGATTGTAGAGAAATTAAATGGCTAAAACTATAATAAATTTATCAGATCCAGTATCAACTCTAGTTACAAAAACTAACACGATATCTACTCACTTAGGTGATTTAGGCCAACTTAATGTTGGAGCGTCAGTTGACTCAGATATAGTGCAAGCACTAAACTATGTAAATAATATCGTACAAAAAACAGATTCTGCAGATATTATAAATTTAATCGATTCTGATTATGTAATAGCAAGAC